CTGCAACTACCAAACGCCCCATTCTGACCGATGGGGCGTTTTCTTTTGCGGTCATACTTGCCAAACCGTTAGTAACGGTTCTATACTTCATACCATCATCAACCAATGTGAGGTGTGAAATGAAAAAGTTGGCAATCGCGGTAGCCGTAGCGCTCGCATCTGTTAGCGCTCACGCACAGGACTGGTTCCAGTTTGAGGCAGGCGTCGGCGTCGGACTCGCGAAAGATATGGGTGACGGCACGTGGATTCAGGACGGCTCACCTGACAATCGTGAGAAGTTGACGTTCCCCGTTATAACTGCTGGTATCACGGGCGAACTATATCAGCGTGGTTCGGTCGATGTGCGCTATCACGCTGACTATGCGTACCTTGGCGAGCAACGCGCGAGTGTAATGGGCGTGCCTGACGATCAATACAACGGTCAGACGCATAGCATCACCGGATACCAGGGTGAACGATTCAGCCCATTCAATGGCCATGGTCACGTGCAGGGCATCCCTGTGACACTTGACGTCGGCTATACGCTCTACGGCTGGCGCGTTGGTGTCGAAGCGGGCGTTTGGGCCTACTGGCAGACGTGGCACGAATCGTTGTACAACCTTGCCGACCAGTGGCAAGACCTTTCCCACAAGACGACAGTACAATTCGGCTATGTTGTCGGCGCGAGCGTATCGCGCGGTCCATTGAGTCTGTCGTACCGTTACTACAATGTGCGGCAGTTGTGGAACCCCAATCCGGGCCTTGTGACCGGCGCAAACGTTGTAACTCTCACCTATCGTTTCTAGGACAAATTCAAATCATGGCAAAACAAACTGAACTTGGTAGCTTGCTCAAGTCGCTGCACCGCGCGATCTATGCGCATGTCGACTTGAGCCGCACGCCGCACGTGGCAATCACCGACGTGCGGTTGAAACACACGGAGGAAGAAGTCGACAAGGCGACGAAACGCTTGTTCTCATACTTCGACAAGATGCAAGAACAGATCGACACCGGTGAGCGCGACAAGACGGCATTGCGCGACCTGTTGATACACGCGCAGGACACTTCTAAACGTCATGGGGAGTGTGTACAGGCGGCAGGGAAGGTAGGCGTAACGTTTCGTCAGGAGAAGTCGCCGGGCGGCACGTTTTCTTGGTATGTGGCGGAATTGCCCGGCAGTGCATCGACGGTGGTCGCACCATTTGTAGTGAAGTTTCCATTTGATTTGCAAAAAGTAAAGGATGGTGCGCCAATTCAATGCAAAGTTGCAAAAGGACACGAAGGTGGCAAGCTGTGGTTTGACGCTCGATTTATCGGCATGTCGGGCGATGATGTAGTTATAGATAGCGATCTACGTGGGCTTGAAAAGGTCGTGACGTCTGATTTGCGTATGAAGATGAAAGCGCCATCTGAACTCACGCTCTATGCGAACGTCGCGCGCAATCAGGGACTCGACGGCATCAAAGGTGCGGTCTATGCCACATATACTGAGGCGAATACCGCTGCGGCGAAATTCCCCGGCCAGCACGTTGTGACAGCATTCCCGGTAAAAGTGACCGTCACTTTGTAACAACATGTGACCGTTACTAACGTTTTTACGGTATAATCAATGCTCCTACTAAAGGGGGTAGTGTGAAAAGTTGGGCACCTAACAAACTTGTGCAGGACGACCAGGACGTCGCATACGAACCAACAGACATAGAGGGGAAAAAACTAGCAGCGGGATTGACCTTATATTTGCGTCGTTTGATGTACCGGGCCAGAACACTGAATTCGCCCATGCAGGACCATCCAAATTGTCGGTGCTACATCAAGCCGATATCACCAGACCAGTAAGCCCGAACGCCCTATTGTTACAATAGGGCGTTTTCCTTTATGGAGCGGGCATCATGGCTTTCGGCTGGTTCAAAAAACGAACAATCGCGACCGCAGCGCAATCCGCCGTCGATACCCCTGTTGGTGGCTCGATGTTTTCAACGCATCGCGGCGATACTGTACGCAGTGACGAATCGCGCGCGAACACCGAATCTATCGTTGATACGTGGAATCGTTATCTGCTTGCATGGGCACCGCGACCGGTCGCCCCGGTAGGCACTGGCGACGATGACGATTCGCAAGGATGGAACGCCATCAAGTCGGCGTATGGACTGGCGCAACCGAATATCCCGGATGCCATCTTTCAATGGTTTGCCACTCAGACCTATATCGGGCCGCAGGCGTGCGCTATCGTGGCGCAACACTGGCTGGTCAAGAAAATCTGCCTGGTGCCCGCACGCGATGCCATTCGCCAAGGTTTCGAAATCATCAACGAGGTAGGTGAGGACCAACTTGACGATGACGTTGTTGCGGAGTACGCGCGATACGACAAGAAATTCAAGTTGATGAAACATCTGCTCAACTACGCGTACAACGGTCGCAAGTTCGGCATTCGCGTCGCGGTGCCAATCATCGACTCGCCCGACCCTGACTTTTACGAAAAACCGTTCAACCCGGATAGCATCCGACCCGGTTCATTCAAGGGCTGGTTCATGCGCGATCCGTATTGGATGTCGCCCATTCTGTCAGGTGACGCAGCAGGCGATACGACGTCGCCGGATTTCTACGAACCCACGTGGTGGCAAATCAACGGCAAGAAGTATCACCGCACGCATCTGTGCATCTTTCGCACGGAACAGCCCGACGATATCCTTAAGCCTGCTTACCTGTACGGCGGCATCCCGGTACCACAGGCCATCATGGAACGTGTGTACGCTGCGGAACGCACGGCCAACGAAGCACCGTTGCTCGCCATGACGAAGCGGCTCTATACGCTCAAGATGGGGGGCATCGAAGAAATGATGCTAAACAAGGACAAGTTTGATGAGTCCATGCAGTTCATGAATGTCGCACGCGACAACTACGGCGTGCGCATCATGGGCAGTGATGACGAAATGGAGCAGCTTGATACAGCGCTGACCGACCTGTCAGAAGTCATCGACAACCAGTTCGCATTAGCGTGTGCCGCTGGCGACGCGCCGGTCAACAAGATCATGGGTACCGCGGCGGGTGGATTTAGCAGCGAAGGGGAGTACGATCAATCGTCATATCGTGAAACGCTCGAATCAATGCAGATGCACGAATTGACGCCATTCGTTGAACGTCATCACCTGTTGACGAAACTGGCCTACATCATTCCGAAGTTCGGCACGCGCGGTCACGCGCAGACGACTATTAGCTGGATGCCGCTCGATGCGCCGACCGCAAAAGAGTATGCAGAAATCAACGAACTGAACGCGCGCGCAGACCTATCGCTTATCCAGACTGGTGCAATCAGCGATTCCGACGTCAACGAACGGTTGCGCAACGACAAGAACAGCGGTTACAGCACCATCCGGTCGATTGAGGAAGGCGAGCGCGAACCAGTCAACGGCGGTGAATTCACTGACCCGGAAGGCCCGCAACTTGGCACGCCCGGTAAGGTATCGGTGAGTGAAACGGAAGGCTCACCGACCGGCGATTCAATGGATACGCTGATTGAACGGCTCGTTGTCGAAGCGTTCAAGAATCACGGCATGTTGCTGACCTACATGCAGGAAAAGTAATGGGTCATCGACAAGTACGCGTTGTTGGTAAGCGTGCCGATTGGGCGCAACAGTTCGCTATCGAAAAGGTGCGCGGCAAGCCGTTGTTCATTGCCGGGCAGATTGCAACGAAGTATAGCGATACGTTGCAACACTACATCGAGCGCATGATTCGTGAAACCATGCGCGAAGTATTGGGTCTGTCTGATACGTTCGCGGCCGATAGCGTTGCATGGGCAATGGATGCGAGCGTTGCGAGTCAGGCCCGTATCCTGTCAAATGCGATGCGCGACAAGTTTGCCAGACTATTCGCATCTGTCGCGCAACCGTTAGCAGAGAAGATGACCGGTGCTGCGGAAAAGGATAGCGCACAGAAGTTGAATATCAGCCTTAAAGAAATGAGTGGTCAGTACGTTCTAAAAACTAACGTTTTCAACGACCAGCTACGCGATGTGCTGACAGCCAGCGTTGCGGAGAATGTAGCGCTTATCAAACGTATCCCTGAAAAGTATCTGGATAATGTACAGGGTGCGGTGATGCGCTCGATTCAATCGGGTCAGGGGCTGGCAGACCTTAAACCCGAACTCGACAAGTACGGCGTGACTGTCAAGAATTGGGCAAAGAATGTCGCGCTTGACCAGACACGCAAGGCATACAACGGAATCAACGCCGCGCGTATGCAGGCGTTGGGCGTCAAAGAGTTTGAATGGGTGCATAGCGGGGGTAGCAATCACCCCCGCGAATATCACCGTGACGTATTGAACGGTAAAATATTTAGCTTCGACAATCTGCCGCACCTTGACGGACCTAATACCGGCGAGAAAGGCATACCCGGCCAGGCACCATATTGCCGGTGTACGATGCGGCCGATTTTCAGATTCAACGATGACGACGAATAAGGGGCGTTGCGATGCCATTGGATAAAAGCGGTACGAAAGAAGCATTCGGCAAGAACGTCGCAACTGAAGAAGCGGCAGGCAAGCCACAGAAGCAGGCCGTTGCGATTGCCTATGCAACGGCAGGCGACGCGTCGACCGCAGCGGGCGTTGTCTATCATGCCAACGGTAAAATCCTGATGCTGCAACGACCTAACGGCGAATGGGGTTTTCCGGCCGGAACGATTGAGGAAGGTGAGACACCGGAAGCGGCAGCGCGGCGCGAGACAATCGAGGAAGTACAACACGCGCATCAGGGCGATTTGACAAACATCGGCGTATTTGACGGTTTCTTTACTGCTTTCTTTGCCGACGTCGAACCATTCGATGCGGTATTGAATGACGAACATATCGGCTCAGGCTGGTTCACGCTCGACGCATTGCCAACGCCGTTGCATGGTTGCAGCGCCAATGTCATCGCCTGCATATTCAATGCAATTGCAGGTGACAGGTCAGATACCGTCAAGCAGTGGGATATCAACGGGTTCTTTGAAGTAATGGACAACCCGGTGTCAAAGGTCGGTGTATTTAACTACCTTGGCAAGAACATTCCACAGGAAATCGACAAGGGCAATGCGGGTCAGTTCTTTGCGGTATATCGTCCAGCATCAGAACTGGCAGACCCGGCCTGTATCGCAACGTTACGTCTGAAACCGTGGATCATCGATCATACGATGATTGGCGATGGTACGGGCGGAACAGTCCAGATTGAAGAAAAGAAAGCACGTGGCGTTACTGGTGAACGTGGTTGGTTCGACCCCAACGATGATTATGGAACGTTGAAAACCAACATCATGTGCTGGTCCGAATTTCTCGCCGCAAGCATTGCGTCGGGTAAAACCCCGTTGTCACTCGGTTACCGTTGTGTATACGAGTATGCGCCGGGGGTGTTTGAGGGTGTGCCTTATACTTATGTGCAACGGCGCATCCGTTTCAACCATCTGGCATCAGTCGATGACGGTCGAATGGGGCCGGAAGTTGCTGTTATGGATGGTCTATCAACTACGGAGAAATCTGCAATGACCAAAGATCAAAAGGCGAAGCTGATTCGCGCCAAAACAAAGACGCTTGCAGGCACGGTCAAAAACCGCCTGATGGCCTTTGCCATGGACGCAGAAGAAGCAATCAAGGATGGCAAGGACGATGGTGGTGAAATGAAGCAGGCCGTTGATGCCATCAACAAGGCCGTGCCGCTGCTCGAAGCGCTCGAAGATATCAAGTGCGTTGGTGAATCTGACGAACTCGGCATGGACGAAGACGGCGCACCGTCAACGCCGGTTGGCGACACCGCGCAGATGCCCGGCGACGAACGCAAGAAGGACGCGAACGGACTCGATGCTGACGACCCGACGAAGAAGAAACCCGACGAAGGCGAGAAGGAAGGCAAAGGCATGGACGCTGCGGAAGTCGCACGCATCGTTGATGCTGCAGTCAAGAAGGCCGTCGCTGGTATGGGCAAAGGTATGGACGCGCGTGAAGTGGTTCGTGTCGTTGCTGATCGTGACGCGCTGGTCAAGAAGTGCGGCCCGCACATCGCTGATTTCGCCAACATCGCCGTTGCCATGGACGCGCAGGACGTCGCTGAATACGCCGTCAAGGCGCTGGAAATTCCGGCAAGCAAGGGTCAGGAAGTGACGGCGCTTGAAGCCTGGTTGCACAAGCGCCTGCCTGCTCACCAACTGCCTACTGCTACCGCTGGCGACGCGGCCGACAAAAGCAGGAAGCCGTCGTTCATGTCCAAGCAGATTGCCGAACGCAAGTAACGGCACCGCTGCAAACAGTCAACTTCATAGGAGCATGTAACCATGGCTGGTACTTTTCAACAAGCAATCAACTACGATTTCGGGTTCGGCATCCCCGGCGAAATCTCGCGTGACGGCCCGTTGCGGGCACATATCGGCTATCTGCTTGCGGCCGGTGGCGTCACGACGAACAATTCATTCGGCAACGTGTTTACGTTGAATGCCGATGGCAAAACGGTCGGGCCGGGTGGTACGGGCGCGGTATGGGGCATCCTTGCCAATCCGAAGCAGCACGTTTCGATGGGCAATTCCAATGGTCCGCTCGCGCCGAACTTCCTGTTGCCCAACAACGTTACAGCCGACTTCGTTGAATTCGGTAAGGTCATCGTTCCGTTGTACGGCACCAAGGCGGCGGTAGCTGGTCTGCAAGTGCAGTTTGCTACCGCTACCGGTCAAATCTCGATTCCGGCCGCTGCCGGTACGCCTGATGCGGGCAACACGTTGCTGGCGGCAACGGTCGAAGACTACGGCCAAACGTCGGAAGGCGGCGCGCTGATTCTGCTCAAGATCAATCTGTAACGTCATACGCGGCGCGAGTCGCCGCGTAGTCTGAACAACTCGATACTACGGAGTTAAAGCAAATGTTGAAATTCACTGAAAAGAATGTGTCGCCAACGCATTCGATGTTGGGTGCCCGTACCTGGAAACCCATTGAGGTATCAGAGGCGGATGTCGTTGAGTACAACGCACTGAAGCAGATTGGTATCGGCTTCGACCAGGCGTATATTCACGAACTGACTGAAGCCGTCAAGATGGCAGCGACAATGGATAGCAACGACGTCGGCATTCTGCCGGTGCCGGGCGCAATCCAGTCCGTCAACGCAATTCCGGCGCTTGTGCAGTTCCTGCAGGCATGGATGCCCGGCTTCGTCAACTTCATCACCGCCGCGCGCAAGATCGATGAACTGATTGGCATGGCAACCATCGGTTCGTGGGAAGACGAGCAGATTGTGCAAGGTATGCTGGAACCGACCGGCAACGCGATTCCATACGGCGACTACAGCAACATTCCGCTTTCGTCGTGGAACGTCAACTTCGAATGGCGTACCGTCGTACGCTTCGAAATGGGCATTCTGGTCGGGCTGTTGGAAGAAGCGCGCGCCGCACGTATGCGCGTTTCTTCGAGCGGCGAAAAGCGTGGTCAAGCCGGTCGCGCGCTCGACATTCAACGCAACCGCGTTGGTTTCTACGGCTTCAATGACGGCGCAGGCCGCACATACGGGTTCCTGAACGATCCGTCGTTGCCTGCCTATGCCACGTTGCCTGATGGCGCGACGTCGGGTACAACGACGTGGAACACCAAGACGTTCAACGACATCACAGCCGACATCCGGCTTGGTATGTACACGCTCGAAGTGCAGAGCATGGATACCATCGACGTTGAGAAAACGCCGATCACGATGGCGATTCCGATGGGCAAGAACCAGTTCTTGACCGTTACGCAGTCCGTTGGCGGTATTTCGGTTCGCCAGTGGATTCGTGACAACTATCCGAATCTGCGTATCGTGACGTGCCCGGAACTGACGGATGCCAACGGTGGCCTAACGGCGATGTACTTCTACGCCGAACGCATCGAAGACGGTTCCAGCGATGACGGCAAGGTATTCATTCAGGTCGTGCCGTCGAAGTTTCAGGCGCTTGGTGTGGAAAAGCGCGCCAAGTCGTACGTCGAAGATTACGCCAACGCAACGGCCGGTGTGATGTGCAAACGTCCGTATGCAGTAGTGCGTTTCACCGGTCTGTGATTCGTCGCTAAACCGGGGCTGTAGAATAAGGGGGTGTGTCTAATGGCGCACCCCCTTTTCAATTAACGGAAAACACATCATGTCAGGCAAACAGGTAGCACAAAAATCGACGGGTACCGTTCACGTTTTCAGCACGTTGGCGAACCCGCAAAAATTCACGCGGTATTCGATGCCCGATCCGACCGACGCAACTCAGATGGGTCGATTGCCCGTCGTTGAACGCGAAGTTCTGATTCGTGGTGGCGCAGGCATCGCGACCAAAAATCTGATTACACCGCAGGGTGTCCACACCGCGATTACTGAAGATGAGTATGAAGCGGTTCGCGAACTGTCGCACTGGAAAGATTTCATTGCCAAGGGTTTCATCCGTGTTGAACGCAAGGCGTACGACGTTGACAAGATGGTTGGCGACATGAACCCGCGCGATCCTAGCGGCCCGCTCACACCGGCCGATTATCAGAACGCCAAGAAAGACGGTTCTGAAGCGCTGCCAACCGAACTCGAAAAGACGGGCACGGGTTGGGTGGCGAACCAGTTGGCGAACCGTTAATAACGGAGTATGGCAAATGACGCAGCACACGTTTGACTACGCACTATTTCAGGCACAATGCCCGGCGTTCGCTAGTGACCCTGATGAAACCGTCCTTACCGCCTATTACGCAATGGCTCAGACGTACGCCAACGACGGATATGACAACTGGTGCGGCGGTTTTAACGGTGCTGCGCTCGATTTGATTCTTAACTTGCTGACAGCACATATTGCACAGATTCAGGCGCAGATTGCAGAAGGTATGGATAGCGTCATCGTGACTGGCAGCACTATCGATAAGGTCACGGTGTCATTGCTCGCGCCACCGGTCAAGGATATGTTTCAGTACTGGCTTGCAACCACGCCTTACGGCAAGCAGGTTCTGGCGCTGGCGCGTGCGCGGTTCGCTGGCGGTTTCTATATCGCCGTGGGCAACCCGGAACGTCACGGCTTTCGCAAGGTTGGCGGGCGGTTCCGCTAATGGCAACGATACGCAGAGTGCCGGGCAATGCATCCGGCGCGTTCACCAAGGCGCTTAAAGATTTGTCTGGTGCGAATGTTCGTATCGGCTGGTTTGAATCGTCACGATACCCGGACGACAACGCAACGCCCGTTGCCTACGTTGCAGCTATCAACGAATTGGGGCCGCACAAACGGCCCTTTCTTCAAACGACGGCAGATGCTCGCGAGCAGGAATGGGCGGAACTGATGTTGCAGTTATCCCGGCGCGTCGTCACTGGCAAAATGACAACTGAAGACGCGCTATCGGCAATTGGTCTGCAAGTGGGCGGTGACATTCAACATAAGCTTGCGGAGATATCGCGTGCAGGCGGTCTGTCGTTGATTACGCTGGTCGCACGCGCGTATCGTCGCGATGGCAAGAAAGTCACCGGCAAGACGATTGGGGAGATTGCAGCGCTTATCAAGAGTGACCCCGACAAGGCGCGCGAAGAAGCTCAGGGTATTGCAGATGCACCGTTGAATGATTCGGGCTACATGCGTGCAACCGTGTCATTTAGCGTCAACATGAACGAACCTGAAAAGGTCGACCAGACATGATTATCCCTGGCTCCAATCTACTCAAACTTGCGTTGTCGGTGCAAGGGTCGCAAACGGTAAACTGGTTTCAGTTCGCCTCACAGGAATCGGGTACGACCGGCCTGAATCTGGTCACGTACAACGCGCCGCAGACCGTTACGCTAGGTAGCGTCCAACCGGTGCCGCGAAGCCGGTACGACGCCTATGGGCTTGACCGTGAGGCAAAGTACGTCACATGGTTTGTGCCCAACGTTAATGCGCAGTCAGTCAGTCGCGGTCCTGACAAGTCGGGCGATGTCATTGAATACCCGATCAACAAGAACGGCACGCTGATAGCTGGTGTATCGCGTCGCTATCAACTCGTTGGTGACACGCCGTGGTTGAGTTCTGATAGTTGGACATATGCACTTGGTCAGGACATCGGACCAGCAACGGGGAATACAACAAATGCTTGATTCGGCTATTCAGTTGCAGTTGCAAAATACGCTGGTTGCAGGGCTTGCAGCGCGCAGCGTCACTGCCGGTGTTATCCAGAACAATCAGCCGCGACAATTCGTTGCGCCGTCGACACCCGCTATATTTCATTCGTTGGGGCCGCGCAAGCCTTGGGGGTGGCCCGCATACAAGGACGTGTCCAACGCGCCGAACCCCGGCTTCACAACGACCAAAACACAGGTGATGCATACGCGGTTTCAGATCGCGGGGTGCGCACCAAACGCTAGTCCTGCAACACCGACCGCATTGACATCAACGGACCTTGCTGGCATTGCCAACAGCATAATGACCGACGAAACAAACCTTGCTGCATTCGTCGCGGCAGGTTTCAACGTGTTTCGAGTAATCGATTTAGGCGCTATCTGGTTCAAGGATGACACCGGCCAGAACGTTCTATGGGCACCGTTTGATATCATATTCACGCACAAAGACGTGTTCACAACACAGACTGGCGCGATTACTGACTTTGACGGCACGTTTGACCGCATCTAAACAGGAGAATGCCAAATGGCAATCAGATTTACGAAATTCATCGACATCAATTCGGTGGTCGGTGCTGCGGCACAAGTGCCCCAACGGCAATGGTGTGCCCGCATCTTCACAACAAGCGCGCTAGTTGGGCCTAGCGCAATTCTGCAATTCACCAGCGCGGCCGACGTTGGCGACTTCTTTGGAACGACTTCCGAAGAATATCAACGCGCCGTTGTGTACTTCGATTATGAATCGGTGCTTGGTAACGCGCCGGTCGCAATCCAGTACGCACGTTGGGTCGAAGCCAATCAGCCCGCGACGATCTACGGCGAGGCAAGTATTGCGACGCTGGCAGCATTGAACGCGATTACGGCCGGTGTGTTGTCGCTCAAGTTCGGCGCGACCACTGTGAACCTGACCGGTCTGGATTTTGCGACAGACGGAACGTTGGCGGCGGTTGCCACGACGTTGCAGACGGCGCTCATTGCAGCAACGGCGCAATCGCCCAATGCCGAACTTACCGCATGCGTGGTCGCATTCAACGCGACGTCACAGGCGTTTGATTTCACCGCAAACCCGACAGTCACAGCAACAGAAACGTTTCAGGTGGTCACACCGGAAGGTGCAACAAGCGCGAACGACGTCGCCGCTGCATTGGGCTGGTATGCATCGCAAGGCGCACTGGTCAATGGCGCATCGCTTCTTGAAACTAGAGTCGCCGGTTTCTCGCGCGTTACCGCACTGAACAACAACTGCGGCGAAATCATGTATACGGACGCGTCGGACCTGACGCTATCCGATGCAACCGCAGTGGGTGAAGCCAACGCAGCATTGAACGTCATGTTCATTTTCCGCGTGTTCGTCAGTCCGACCACATGGGTCGCATGGTCTGCCGCACTGATCGGTATTGCGGGCCTTGGTCTGGAATACGAGGATGTCAACGCCAATGGCGCGGGTGTTCGTCAGTACATTGAAATGTTGCCCGCTGCGATTCATGCTGCGATCAACTTTAATGCCGTCAACGGTACTATCAACTTCATGTACCGCCAGAACAGCGATTTCGGCGCGTCTATCAACGACAACCCCGGTACCGTGCAATCCGATGCGCTCGACGCGGCCCGCGTTAATTACTACGGCGTAACGCAGACGGCTGGCACTAATATCGCGTTTTATCAGCGCGGCAATCTGTGCGGCGGTGCAACTGCGCCAGTCACGTCGACGGTGTTCGCGAACGAGCAGTGGTTCAAGGACATGTGCGGCGCGAACCTCATGAACCTGCAACTTGGTGTCGGGCAGATTCCGGCCAACAAGCGCGGGCAGATCATGTGCGAAAGCGTGCTGGAAGGCAATGAAGCAACCAGCCTGACGCCTGCAACTGGCATTCAGCTGGCGCTTGCCAACGGCACCATTCAGGCGAACGGTTTGCTGTCGTTGACGCAGCAAATCTACATCACGCAGCAAACGAACGATTCGACGGCATGGCAACAGGTCCAGACGAACGGATACTGGAAAGGTAGCAACATTACGTCGGCCGTCAACAATGGGGTGACTGAATATACGTTGAACTACACGATTATCTATGTGAAAGACAACGTTATCAACACCATCACCGGTTCTCACCAACTGATCTAAGCGGGCATGCGCGGTTCGCCGCGCATCTTGTCACAGTTACAAACTTTGGAGCAACAATCATGAATGGTGAAAT